CAACCCAATGGTATATATGTTGACTTTTATAGGTACGGTATTTTAATTGATATCCAACAAAGTGGTATTGTTGGTGAAGTGAACTACGTTTTCGTTCTACTTCAATTGACGTCTGGTTTGGTTCTTTTGGGAGTTGCATCATCCATTGTAGGATTCGTTGCAAAGTTCTTAATGGGTGACATATCCCCAGTTTATAAAAGTATAATACAAGAAGAATTCGACCCTGTTAATGAAGCCGCTCAATATGCCGCACAGGCGTGTGTAGCATCTAAAGTTTTCAAAGAAGCAGATGAAGATGGTAAAGGTGATTTAGATTTCGATGAACTTAGAAAACTCGTCAAAAACTGTTTCGCGAAAACTTATGAAAGTGGACAAGAAGATAACAATAGTATAGATAGTAATGACACTGACTCATTCTCACACGACGATGTCACTGCAATGACATACTACTTAATGCGCGCAGCGGATCCAAAACTTAACGAACGTATTCTATACAAAACCGAAAAAACGTTAGACGAATTAAAAGAATCGGTAATTACATTACACGAGTGGCAGGAATTGTGTGTTGCGGGTGTTTTAGAACGTAAGAAAATGCAAAAGATAATAAATCTCAATCCATTTGTTCAAGATATAAAACACACTATTGATACTCAAAGAAAACAAGAAAAAGTTAAAATACAAGATAGAGTTAAAAACCTATTTGAAAAAAAGTAAGTTATACCTAAATGATACCTAAATGATATCTGTTTAAAAATTAGTATTTTTTAAACACGTATCTATTCATCATATTATTAAAAATAAATTATTAACCACGATTTTGTGCCGTCCATCGAGGAATCAAGGATATACCATAATTATTCGTGTTGTTATTATTCATTTCGTGGTTATTATCAGTTGTATTACGTTGTTCGCCACCCCTTTCGCGATTATTACCAAAAATGAGAGTTTCTAACACACTTCGTGGTTCAAAAAGAGATTGTCTATTCTGACCAACGGGTCTAGAAACATCCTCAAAACGCGAAACACGCACGCGTAAAATTTCTCGCTTTAAATTTAATATCTCTCGTCTAAGAGTATCTATAATCTCCAACCCTTCTAAATAATCATTTGATAAATTTAAAAGGTACGTATCGCGTGCTGTATCACCTGTTGCATAAATTTTTTTAAGTTCGTTACATATTTCCAAATAAACACCTTCGGGTAATGATGATTTATACTCGTCTATACGCGACATAACATTCCTTACAGGGTTATTAGTCATTTATATTAAGTAAATTTTTTATTTTTTTTTATTTTTTTTTATTTTTTTTATTTTTTTTATTTTTTTTATTTTTTAAAATAATAATTCCAGATGTTAAAAAAAACGCACGAATAATATTTTTAAATATTTGTGATCTTACAAATCGTCCAGGTCTAAATATAGGTATGGATATTCTTAAAAATCTATTACCGTAAGGTCTTCCACCAAAACGCATATCCCGTAATTTATTACATAGTTTTAAATAATCACCCTCCGGCATACCCATTTTATTCTTATCGATCAAGGTCATTAAATCTTTTATATCATCATCAACCGTAATAATCATATAAATTAATGTATTATTTTATTATTCATCCTCATCTACCATATCCGCCCACGACTTACCCTTATATTCGGGATCGTTTTGTAATTCTTCCTCCTCATCCAACATATCAGCCCAACTTTGTTCACGCAAAGATGTTTTTTGTGTATCATCAGTAGATGTATTAGAAATATTATTAATTTGAGTTTTAGGAACCGTATCATCGCCATCTTCACACATAGATTCACTCTCTATAACTTCGAGAAGGCGTTCCTCTATACTTTTACCACCAACATTAACCTCCTCGTACTCCGTATTTATGAGATCGGGATCTGTAACGTCGCCGTGTGTATCACACAATTCACACGGTTCGGTAGGAATCTCACCAGGTAAATGGTTATGTTTTGGAGGATCGGGTTTTTTAGAAACACTTTTCTTACCACCACTTTTTGTTTTTAATTTGGGTTTCAGTTTAGGTCGAGGTCGTGTACCACCACTGGTTTGTGAAGATTTGTTTGGGGTTTCATTATCATTATTGTCTTCCGTATCATCGTTTACACGTACATTTTCGGGTGGTGATCCCGTTTTATTTGCGTGCATTTTACACGTATTCGTACCACCCAAACATCCTTTTTTACATCTACTACCTTTAGCAGTTAACGCCGTACATTGATTTTTAATACCAACGTTCCGTTTTGGGTCAACTTGTTTAGAAACAGTTAACGCGTCTAATTTATCGTGAAGCAGTTTATTATCTTCACGAAGTGCCTTAACTTCACTCAGAAGCTCTAAAAGAAGCGTATTTGTATCCATTTTTGAATTCGTTCTTCTCAATAACAAATGTTTTTAATTTTTATATAAATTCTACTTTAACTTAAGTTCTAAACAACACTTTATTTATAATAAATTTATGTTTATTATAAATAAATTTAAAAGAAAAAATATTTTTTAACCCGATCAAATGGATTTATTCTCAAAACCTTGCTGGTTTGCAATTGCTCGTACGTATGGTTTAGGGTCGCCTTTGGATAACATGTGTTTAATTCGATTTTTTAACCCCCGTTCATCTGAACAAGTTTGCCAGTTTTTCCCGTACCCGCGTTCAAAGTTTGCCTGTTTTATTTGTTTATAAGTCTGATCAGACCAACAATTGTCATATTTCCTAACTGTACCCCATGTAGGTGCATTGTCTTTTAACGTTGTTGTTAACCCATGACCTTTATACCGTTCTGCTGAGTCGGTATTCATAGCGCAATCTAAAATGTAATCTTTTCCTGCCATGTCTAGTGTAAAATATTCAAGGTGGAATGCTTCTTTAGCATCTTGTGCCCTACCCTTACTATATCCCATATAAAAGTCTTTTCCACCTTCCTTAAACATGAAACGCGTAGGTTTGGCAGACGTACTCACACCATCATCATCACCACCATTAAAATAATTCTTCTTTTTCAGTTTAGATTTAATAGTACTTGGTGGGTCTACAAACTTAAATTCTTGTGCTTTAGATACATCATTCGTAAGCCAAACCATTTCTGGTTTTGTGATAGTAGACGCAGATAACTTTTTTATGTAATATAATGTTTTCTCACCTTTATCTCTCCCCAAAGCATCTCTATCCTGTTGAATGTCATCGGTTACGTTTGTCGTTCCACTCCCAGCATCGTAATAAGCACCCGCATCATTCCACCTGTTATCGTCGAGAATAACTTGAAATTTATAACCCTGTTTTTGATTCCCAGTAGGAGTAGACCCTTTAAGAATCCTAATTTGGTCCATGGAAAACATGTGGCCAATCCTACGATAAGCCTTATCGGCATCAGATTTCCAGTCCCACTGAAAATATACCTCGGTACCAGCAAGTTCACCTTCTTTACCCATTTCAGATTCAAATGTGCTTTTCATTTTTGGTTTATACGTTTGTGAACTCGCTTCGAATAATTCCAAGGATAAACGCAATTGGTCTTCTGTTACAGCAAGAACTATATCGTCCTGACCTGCACCAGGTAAAAGTGTACCTTCTGTCGCTGGTGGTCCATCATTCAACTTATACATGATCTTGAATTTATTTGTACCCACCAGGTTTGTACTAGCACCACCATCCGTCTTTTTATTATCGAAAGTGTGTGAAATAAGACCAGAACGATTAATAAAATATTTTGCATTAGCGTCTTCGATGGTGGTGCCATCAGCTTTAAATTTATTAATAACGTCTTTGTTTACCTCCGTTTCACCAACTGTGTGTATTAAAGTAATCTGATTAACCCTCTGGAAACCCCCTCTATTTTTCCATTTTAATGTAGCTGTAATGTTATTAGATAACTTAGCAAAATCATACCCATCTTCACCTGCGTATTCCGTATACGGTTCGATATATGGTTCTGCGTACGCCTCCTTTTTAACAGATTCATCTGGGTTAATAATCTGTTCTATTTCTTGCATTTCAGCAACTGGTAAAGAAGGTTCTTCTTCCCCTGGACTTGGTTGGTTTGAAATATCATCCGGTTTTTTTCGTATAAAAAACCAATACACTAAAAAAGATACTACCGCAACAATGAGAAAAATAAATGTATTGTTACTTCTCATTTATACGTTATTAAGATTTTATTATTACCCATTTTACAATTATTTTTATGTATCGTTTCATAAATACTTCTATTCTAATCGTATTAACAGATTTTTTTTGCATGATAAGAAGAAATTTGAGATGTACCCGTATAGCTAAGCATTTCAAATGCATGGTGCCCATCTCTTAATTCTTGATCTGTCATTTGTTCCATTGTTTTTACACTTAATTTACCACTATCATTAGGGTTAGCAACCAAATATGCATCGACAGTACTCAATAAATCGCCTGTACCACGCGTATTATCAGGATCGGTCTGGTCTCCCCTGTCTCCCCATTTTATTCTGTTTGTTTTATTACAGTTTGATACTCTGAATGCGTAGTAGTCTTTATTAGCATCGTCACCAGTACCTTTCGTATACTGATCCTGAACCATTTTAAATGTAGTACAGAATGTTCCGTCGACGCATGTTTCATTTATTTTGTCAGCTTGATCCGTACATATCAACTGCATTCCATCAGGAGCCCCGTCGGTTTTATATTTAAATTTAACAGCAACATGCTTTTCCTTATCGTTACAATAAAGCCGAAACGCGTTTTTATCGGTTGTTTCGTACCCTTTATTTTTATTACATATTTGTTTCGTAACCTTATCTAGACGATAATTTTTGAATGCATTTTTCTTTTTTGGATTTCCATAAGTGTTTTTAGTTAAAAGGTATACATTGTTCTCAGATACAGCACTTGTTGCTTCTGCATCACTCGCACTAGACGGCGTGACTAGACGCGTCTTCCTTTTAACCATATCCAAAGTTAACGAAAGATCCTCAGGTGTAAACGTTTCTTCGAGTTCTGTTTTATCACCGGTCTCTGGGTCTTCTGTAAGTTTAGCTGTTCTACCATCAGTTAATGTATACCATATACTATACGTGTTTTTGCCCAAAACACTGTATGCTATAAGGTTACCGTCACTGTCGCTTGTGGCGCCAGACTTGTGTGTTACCGTGTAAGTTAATCCAGATTTATAATTTTTAAAAATGTCTTTATTAACTGCAATTTCATTACCGTCGGCATCGTATCTTTGGAAAACGTGATCGTAAGTCTTCGTCGTCGTTTGATCGCCACTACCGGTTTCTATAACTCGTCGTATCGTTATTTTTGTCGTATTATTAAAACCAGCTTTATTATCCCACGTAAGTTTTATTTCTACATTTTTAGATAAGTCCGCCCAATCCGTATCACCTTCCGCGTATTCCGTATACGCTTCTGGTTCGTCTCCGTCTTTGTCAGGTTTAAAAGTAACCACGGCTTCGCCCATAGTCGCACTCGGAGTTTCGGGTGATGCTGGTGTTGGTGCTGGTGTTTTTACGGTCTTTTTCCTGATAAAAAACCAATATACTAAAAAAGATACTATCGCAACAATGAGAAAAATAAATGTATTCTTACTTCTCATTTATACGTTATTAAGATTTTAATTATTAAATATTTAATTAAAATTGTGATATTTTAAAGAATTCTTCGTTTGATTTAAAATTGTCCGTATTTGTATTGTGTTGATCACTACTCATACCAATATAAAATTTTATACCTCTATACTCATCATTTAGGATATCTTTATCAGATACAACCGCTGGCCATTGTGTTACTACTGTAATACCACCACCTTCTTCGAACTTTAGTATACCAGGAGTTACTGTATTATCAGTATTATCCCATAAACCATTTTTATTAGTATTTCTCGACCAGGTACCGTCTTGGTATGGGTTTATATTACCAAAACCTTTCCAAACACCTTCATTATTAAACCAACCCACTTTGAAAGATGCAAGTCTTTTACCGTCAATTTCTTTACTAAATACTTTAAAAATAGGTGGTGTATTCCCTTTAGTAGAATTTTTACCAAAAGCACCCAGACTCCATACTTTATTAAAAGGTATTACATCGGTACGAAGGGCACCATACCTACAAAAATCGTCTTTGTCTTTATTATTATCTACTGGACAAGAGTCGGGTTCGGCGTGATTATTTTTACAATAATAATAAAAATTTTCAAACCCTTCTGGTTTAATTTTCCATAATTCTTTAGAAATATTTTGATTTCCCCAACCGATTCCACCACCGAGATCAGCGCCTACGAGATTACCTCTGTAAGACTGGTCGCAGAACATCGGCTCTGACACTTGCCAACTTTTCCCGCTATCCCCAAATAATCCTTCGTGTTGTGCGGCAGTAGTACTTTCCTTACCATAATCTTTATATAAATATTTAAGTTTATCTTGCGTAAATGTTGTATCTGAAATATCCATGTAATACATTTGATAACCTGGGTACTCTGTAGTTACATTAGTTCCATCGGTTGTTTTTTCTGTATTTTTGTTAGATAATATACTAATACATACATTTTCACCGGTACACAAACTGTTATCTGCAGTAGGGTATTGACTAGATGAACTACCTTTTGTCATGTATAAATACAACATACCAGCTTTATCTATATCATGGTCATCAAATCGACCATAAACAATTTTAAATACAGGTTTTCTGTCAACGTTTCTATTCTTAATAATCCAAAGCGACGCTTCTAATATATTCATATCCGCCTGAATAGTAGAATAATCAATAAGTGTTACTTTTTTATTAGTTTTATCGTAACCCAAAACTTTCGATGTGTTTTCTGCAAGCGAAAAAATCGTACGTCTAGTATCAGCGTTATTCGATATATCGTCTATAAAGTCTTCGACATAAAATTTAGTTCTGTTATCGGTCCCAGACTTCCAGGAAAGTTTATTACTGTCCCAATACAAATAATTAAACGCGTTATTAGTCGTTTTTGCTTTTATATAAACTACGTTGTTAATTCCCGTTGGTTCTAATACTGATTCTAAACCAGTCGCATAATCAGGAGTACCATCCTTTGTAAACGGCATGTGGTTAAGAGGCGCAAACGTTTTCGGGTTAAGAATATATAAGGGAAAATCTACAATATCCGTATCCTTTTTGAACCCACTAGCTTGTGCAGTAAATACAAAATTCTTTGCTTCTACAAGTTCCATGGTTAAGTTCAATTCCGCTTCAGTAACTTTACATATTTTACAGCCATCGTCATCATCTGGTGTAGGTGATGTGTATAGAGTATACACTTTGCTAGAATCATCCCTATCATACGCCTTCAAAACCATTTGGTTTACTCCCCTGAGATCTTGTTTTTCTATCTTTTTGTCAAAATCGAGGTTACTAAAAGTAACCTGGTGTTCTGTAAAATTTTTTAATTGAGTGTCGTTTTGACCCTCGTACGTGTGTGTAACAAGGTTTACATATTCGGCATCACCCCTTTTAATATTCCATTCGAGTGTAACCTTATTAATAGATTCAAAACCACCTTTATTCTCCCATTTAAAATTAAATTTAACGTTATTGGATAATCTGTGAAAAGTAGACTTATATTCTGTAGTGTCTTCACCCTCGTCGTATTCAGTATACTCCTCTGTACTACTCTCCCCCCTTTCATTTGGTAAAAGACTTTTCGTTATACTTTCAACTTCGACTTGAGGACCTCTATCTCGATTACTTTTTTGGTTGTTGTCTGCTGGTGATTTCTTATCACGTGCCCAATATTTATAGAGTATATAAACTACTACGAGTGAAAAAATAATAATAAAAACTGAACTCAGTTCCATTTATACTCTATTGAGATTTTATTATTAAATATTTATTCAAAAAAAAGAATATTAAAAACTGTAATCAAAATCATTTAAACTTTTATTGGCTTCGGTCTCCTCATTGACAATCATTTCAAGGCCATTATCCAGCTTCTTATAACCATTTCTCACTTTTTCAGCATTTATAAAAGCCCAATCGATACTTTCGTATTCAGATTCGGACAGGTTAGTATCAATTTTCTTAGCGAATATTCGATTTTCGTTACGTGTAGCCTCTGCTTTTTTTGCGTGGTGAGTCGTGACTAAAAACCTTCTATCCTCGCCAGTAACACCGTCCTCTATCAATTGGATATTATATATGTGTACAGGGATGTCTATATTCGATGGTTGTTCCTTTTTTTCCCACGTCTTTGAATCCTTTTTAAAGAGTCTAAATTTACTCGCATTCGCACTCTCTTTTACGAGTGTCCACCCCACTTTTTCATTATTATCGTCAATCTTAACGAAGAAATCACCACCCTCGTCATTAAGTGGTGCCCAATGTTCTTCCGCGCCGTTATATTTACTATTCGGGCGGGTACTTGACGTGTGAAATGTACGTACACCAACACCACCACTTGTATCGTATTTATTCTTGTAATATTTACCATCCTTCTCATCACCAGCTTCCCATTCCCTATGGTTAGTATGATTAAGTAGATGCGATTGTTTATGATTATGTGGATCGTAATGATTCCAATTCTCAACTGATACTCTATTTATGGTATCATCCGTATATGCAGGAGGCTTAAACTTAGTTTTACTTATAACAATATGGAATTCTTCTGTATCACCAGCGGCTCTAAACATAACACTTCTTTGGGGATGTGCCCGTTGTTTAAATTTTTTATCGTTTATAAAACCGTCAATAAAAGTCGCATCATTCATTTTAGATGAGTCCGTTGTATGTTCCCAATGGTTAGTAAAAGCAAATATATCTACTTGGTCAGACCCTGGTCCTGACCACTGACTTTGTTTACCGAAAGGATAAGCACCCCATCCCCAATAATTTCTTAATATACCCGCTTCCGGAAAACTTTCTGAAGTTGCTATGTTACCCAAATCACGACGTCCACCTATTTTTATTTTATTTTTATTCGTCGTTTCAAAGGGTCCTGGTATAACGTAAAACGTTTCTTTCACGACATCCGAAGTAACTTGAGTTCCTTTGTAAACCGGTTTAATATTTCTCGTTTCAGTTTCTGTCATTGAAAGTGTTAAATCCAAATCTTCTACCGTAACATCAGTACCCTCGAAAGTTTCTGGTACTAAATGACCCGTTGTTGTCCCATCATTGAGAAGATATTCGATACGCATGTGTGTTCGCCCTACAACACTATAGGCACCACCATCGTCTTTGTTCTTATTCCCAAACTTAATCTTATACCCACTTTTAAAACTAGTAAACATATTGGAGTCATCACTTTTTAAAATGTATGCGTAATTATCCCTGTATTTTATCTTATCTGCAGCAACTTGTGTTTCGGTACCATCTTTGTCGTACAACGCTACTAATTTAGTAGGTTTAAGTGCTGTTTCATCTTGTTTACGATCCCCATAAGTTTTACTGGTTGTTGGTGGTTGGGAGGAATCTAAGTATCTATAAAATCTAAGTTCTTTAACAGTTCCAAAACCTTCACGATTAGCCCATGATAGTTGTAAAACGACATTCCCTGATAGAGTTGTTTGTTCATCACCCGTCAAAAATTCCGTATACTGCTCCGTCATATAACCTTCCTCTTTATTGGAACTATCCGGGTTAAGTTCAAGAACAGTTTCGTCGATTTCTATTCTTGGAGCACCCGTCGATGATCTATTTGGTGCAGGTGCGACATCGCTACCACCCTGGTATTTTTTATAAAGCATATACACAATCAGTATAGCAACAATAATAAATAAAATAGTACTTATGCTCATACTAAGTTTTACGTTTATATAATATTTTATTTATTACATTTTTTAAATACACTGATATTTCCAATTCTCATAAATGATTTTATCAAGAAGTGGAAGAAGACGACGCGGGAGGAGGAGGAGAATCATATAAGTGTTTTAAGTATGATGGAAGACTACCTGAACTACATATATATTCGATTTTTCCATCAATTGTGACCTGTCCAGCTGTACCTCTTGTACCCGCCTCGCGTATACAATACTTTGCGTTAGCATCTTGTGGGTCCCTATTTATAATTTTCATGATGTCTTTTTTGTCTTTTATAACTTTAGTTGCGGCGGTTCCGTGGTTTTTAAATACAAATTCAGCCGTATCACCATCCTTAACTGTAACTTCCTCCCAATTAGTATACACGGGGTCATCTTTTATCATGTGAGATTTACACATCTTACCATACCCTGTTTTTTGTGTAGTAACCTTATATGTAACCTTACTACTGTGTGGGTGATTCTTGTTTTGATTCTTGTACCATACATCGTTCTCATTAGCAATTGTCCATTTACCAACACAGTCAGTACCCGGAGGAGGTGGAGGAGGTGGAGGAGGTGGAGGAGGTGGAGGAGGTGGTGTTGGTGGCGTTGGTGGTGTTGTTGGAGGTGGTGACACCGCGTCTTGAAGGGACGGTGGTGGTGGTGATTCGTTCTCGGCGTTGCATATCCAGTGGGTTTCTCCATCAAGTGTGACCTTCTCAGCAGAACCATGTGTACCCGTTTTACGCATACAATACTTCACGTTATACCCGGGTGTGTCCGAATTTACTATATTCATTATGTCTCTTCTGTCTGTAATAAGACCATTGTTTACATATAAAAATTCAGCCTTATCACCGTCCTTAACTATAACATTATTCCACTTCTCCGTTAAACTATCTATTAACATGTGAGATTTACAATCCTTACCATTTCCGGATTTTTGTGTAGTAGTCTTCCATTTAGCTCTACTATAGTTTTTATTACCCGTGTGCCATACATCGTGTACACCACCCATTGTCCATTTACCAACACAATCAATATCAGCCTCTACTACATTTGTATTATTAGAATTAGTTGTTGACGGTGGTTCAGCTGGTACAATTTTAGACAATGTACTTTGCGTATAATCGCTTTTATTTCTTCTTATAAAATGATCCCAATTTTTTGTCTTAGAAATAGCGACATCGTCCCTACATTTTTTTGGATCGTCATCATCGAGTCTTTCATTCATCGCGAGAGCATTTTCGCCGTGTAACACACACGTATTCCTTAACTGAGGTACCCCATTTTCTGGTAAACCGTGGTGAGTCTTGAGTTGTCTGTTGTCTACATCTGGATTGACTTCGTCGTCGTTCTGTTTATAATTTGGTGTATCTTTATTATATTCGGAAAAGTAATCAACACCCGAACAATCATCCTGGTATGAACATTTTTTCAAACAATCGTCTAAAGTAAAATTAGTCCATTGTGCTCTAGGAGTTCCACCACACATTTTTTTCCGTTTTTCGTAAAAATATGAATCAATTGAGGCTTCTCCTGTGTCTGCGTGTTTAAAAAGTGTATTATATGTGTTCAAATCCAAACCCATAATTTCATTAAAAGGTATCTTTTTTGTTTCTTTACATGTCGAATTTATACACCAAGTATCCGGGTTTATTTGTTCTGCTTTATGACACATATTAGTCTGCCAATTCTCTATATGTGAATACATTGGACAATATATAGTTTTGACGTCTACATCATTCAGGTATGAGGGAAGATCAATCACACTCATATTTTGAAAACCACAATTGTTTCTAAGTTGACACGCTACTTCTTTCGTCTTACCCTTATTCTCACATTTACCATCTCTAACTGGTTCTTTAGTAACCTGGAATTTCACTTTCTGTTTACCTTCGCCACATTGTTTATCACACGCAGTCGAATAAATCCAGTCCCCTTCACAATCTTTACCTGGAACACCTTTACATGCATCCGATTCACCTACTACAGGGTCATCACAGTCTACTGAATCAGGGGCTTCTGCAAGTGGTGGGAAAGTACGTTCTACGCAGGGTTGTGTGTTACATTCTCTTGCCTCAAATCCATATGGTTGATTTCGACACCCGAAACCACCCGCGTAAGGCCATGATACCACTTTATACATTTTATAACTCTTACCACCACCACACGTATTTGTACAATCGGACCATTCAGTCCAACACCCGTGACAATCATTCGGGTTTATACCATCAGTTCCATCTGGACAAAATGGAGTGTACCACGACTCGGGTTCTCGCCAGTCCTTGTTCAAACTAGTTTGTGTACATTCGTTATTATTACAGTTGTAAAGTTCGGGGTCAATATAACCATGAGAATATTCACATGCCTTACCGCCTAATTTTTGTCCTTGTGTATGTTCATATCGTCTCTGTTTTTTACCAGCACCACAGAACGAATCACACTTACTATACACCCAAACACCTTCGCAATCTTGGGCTGTAGGTGGAGGTGGTGGAGGTGGAGGTGGGGGTGGTGGACAAGATTGAGTATTACACTGTTTATTTTCTAATTGTCCGTTTACTTCTTCGCATGATTTGCCGTTACCTTGTTTTTCGGTTGTAACGGTATACTTTCTCTTTGACCAACCACCACCACACGATTTTGAACAATTTTCCCAATCACTCCAAGAACCTTCACAGTCTACACCTATAAACTTGGATGGTATTTCTATACTAGCTCCAATAGGTGTAGCAGCCTTACTCACATCAGTTACGTCAACTGAAAAATCAGATTCTTTAAACTGTAAATCTATAGTTGATACTAAATGAGTCTCACTTCTTTCGTTATAATAAATGTAAAGTTTATTCGTACCCATAAAAATTTTTCTATCGACATCTTTATTTTTTAATAATTCTATAGAAACGTCTTTAAAATCCTTAAGATTTTCGGGTGTTGAATCTTCAACCTTTATTATTTCTTCATCATCGAAATATTTTAAAACTAAAATCCATTTTGTTACTACACTTTCTACATCTACACGGTTTTTCCATCCAATATCTAGTTTATTAAATGTAGGATACCCTTCTTTGGTATTACCACGTACACTATAAATTACCATAGAAAGTAATAATAATGATACGAGAAACACAACAATTCTATCGTGTTTCATTTTCTATATGTCAATATTTTTTCCTGGTAAAGTTTCATTTTTTTGTTTATCGATAGAATGTTTTTTAGTTTTAAGGTGTAAAGTACAATACTTCTCCCCCTGTACACACCTTCGCGTACACTTTATACCTTTTTTGGTAACGTGCGAACACTCGATTTTAGGTTCGAGAACCTTTTTGGGTATTTTTTTAGGTACGGGTTTAGAATTTTCAACTAAACTTCTAAGTTTTGTAATTTCCAAATCCTGGGATTCAACTCGTTCTCTAATATATTTCAATTCGCTCGTAACTTTAATCAATATATCGCGATCACGAGTTTTTATTTCGTTTATCAGTGATATTATATCTTCCATGTTCTAATATTAAAAAATATTTATATACTATAAAAATGAATACACGTCCTGTAACAACCGTTCTAACAGAAGCTGTTTTTATAGGTTTTATTTTACAGTTTATTTTTTGGGTCATGAAAAATTATGTATATAAGGGTACAGGGTCGCTTATTATATCAGGTGCTTTAGTACATTTATTTTTTGAATATTCACCTTTCGGTAATATTAACGAAAAATGGTGTAAAATAATATTTGATTAAAAATTTGGCCATCCCATTTGAAATAACAAATTAGATAATTCGTTCTCTTTACACTGGTTATATACGATATCATTATTCGTCTCGTCTTTTATACAATCGATTTCTTCGTTATAATCATTTATATAAGACTTATAAAAGGTCTTTTCGTTACCCACATTGTGACCAGCATCTAAAAGAGCACCAATTGTATATCTTCTAAGAGTTATTCCAAGTTCTCTGGCTGCTTTTCTAACAGCTTCTTTTCTAACAGTAGATGTAATATTTTTCCTATGTTTTAATCCTCTCATTTTTTTATAAAGTTCTTCTATTTTTGATGTTGTTTCGTAATAAACGTATTCGATTTCGTTTATATTCATGTGACTCCAATTATCTCTATCAACTTCGAGTCTTGCGTTTATTTCAGAATCTGGATCGTATACAGTTTCACTATCATCATCCGACGAAGAATAAATATTATCAGGTACACGAATTGGATCTATGTTCACTTGTATAAATTCACCTGGGTTTAAGGGTAAAGGTGATACACTATCGTATAAAGTAGTATCGTTTTCGTTAAACTCACCCGGTAAAGGAGCTAACCGTGGAACTGGTGAAAATGGTGGTAATGGTACATCTAACCTATTCGTATAAAAATCGTCGGTTTCAGAATCCGTAGTTTCGTATGTATTATTCAACACTACGTGGATATTCTTCATGTGATTACACATTTTAAGATAATCACCTTCGGATAATATTTCTGAATTCAAATCTATGATTTGCATTAAAGAAACAAGATCGTCCATTTTTAAATTAAATATATAATAATTTTTTTAAACTTAGATTATAAAAGAATTTTATTTTTTAATTCCTTTGAGAAGTAATAAAGCTTGTACAGCTTCACCTATTTCTTTGTGTTTTAAACAAAATCCGTTCTTACCAGCTCTACAGTAACAGTTCTCGTAAGGACAATTTGGTCGCATAATTAATTTATATTTTTACATTTTTAAAACTCACTTAGGTTTTTATATTATATCATTTCATCGTCATCTTCAATTTCTAAAGTTTTTTTCAAAATAACGTCTTCGTTTTCTAACGCGTGTTTTACCATATCATACGATACAGATAAAATCGCAATTTTATAGACAAAAAAACTAAACATTGTCGTCATATAATTAAAATCAAAAGGCATATTTTCATAATTCCATACCGATTCAAACATGGCAACAGATAAAGGAATAACAAATTGATTTTTAAAAATGTAATTATCGTTCTCTAAATTATCGACGTACTTATACAACATATTCACGTATAAAGTAGACGCACCTACACCAACCATGGATGATAAACCATTAACAGGACCATGACTCAAGAAAGAATAAGACGTTATAATGGCTCCGTATTTTATAGTATCTTTATAAATTCTATTTTTCATATTTTCATATTCTTTCATACTTTCTTGTCTTTTTTCCTCCGAAAAAACAACTTTTTTATACGATTTATTTAAAAAAGGATTTATAGTTAACATAACTGTTTTTATAAATAAGAACTTTTCTTTTTATATTTGTAAGATCTAGGAATATCTATCACAATAAGTTCACCACTTTCGTTATACGAATATAGACGATCATAAACTGTATGTGTTTTTTCGTCGTAAAATTTAAATGGTTTATCCATTTCAACTTCTTTTTTTATATCGTAATAGTCGTTTGTAATAACACGACGTAAAGTATTTAATATATGTAAACTATAATTAGAAATAGAAGAAAACATTCTTTATTGTTTCTTATCATCTATATATCCCGTATATTCTTTTTCTAATCTTTTCTTCTCAATTTTTACTTTTTTAAAAAAACGTTTAAACGTTCTAAAAATATTAAATACGTTTGTATCTTCGATATCTTCTACGTATGATCTGTAATATTCTGGAAAGTTTACAAGGGAACGAATTATATAATGAATACTATTTATTAAATCTATTATAAAACACAAAAATACATCCAATATTAAAAATAATAGTTCTTTTATTGCACCAAACGGAAAAACTTTATATACAGCTACTGGATAAAGCCACCAAGTCATATGTATGTTTAAGAATCTTTTTTTTATCTATAGTTACTACAAGATGGTTTCACTCCAGGAGTTACCTAAAAAAGTACAGTATATATCAGTAGATTCAAATTTTGTTACGGGTACAAATAATACATTTTCTGTCGATCTTAACCTTACTTCAAATACGCACGTATCTGATATAAGTAAAGTCATTGGTTTAAAGGTCGTTGATTTTTACGTTACACAAGTCGGAGGTTCGGGTTCGGGTACAGGGAATGGTGCAAAATACATCGACATAATATGCGAAGATATACCAAAAATCGCCCAAATACTCGACGAACGTAAAGGACAAATACTTGCACGTATGGCTTTAGAAAGACAATTCGATGGAAATGCTCAACATAAAATGCACGATAAACAGTGGAAAGGGTTCAATAGACCTACCATACTATTTAATCCGATATCAATAAAAAAACTTAATTTTGAACTATACGAATTACAGGGAGATGGAGATTACGTAACTTTACAACCCGATTCTGAATGGTTTATGACATTAGAAGTAACAACAATAGACGTTAAAGAAAAACCCAAAAACAGGGAAATACAGATATTGTCTGCTTTAGAAAAACTTATCGGGAAAATCGATGAATTAAACGTAAACGTTAAACGACTTCCGGATAAATACGATATCAAAAAAATGGAAAAAGAAAAAAAGAAATACCCATTTAAATATATATTCCTTTTACTAACTATACTCGTAGGTTGGTTTGTATTTTATAAAAATAAAATAGCACCAAATCCTGTCATTTAAAATTATTTCTTAGTAGTTGGCTTTTTCTTAGCTGGAGCTGGTTTTGGTTCTGAAGTTGGTTTTGGAACTGGAACTGGTTCTGGAACTGGTTCTGGAACTGGTTCTGGAACTGGTTCTGGAACTGGAACTGGTTCTGGGACTGGTTCTGGGACTGGTTCTGGAGTTGGAGCCGCCTTTTTCTTAACTGACGTCGATGCCTTTTTCTTTGGTGCATCAATCGCATCCGCCATTTCTTTCAAAATTTGACATATTAAATCAGTATTCAATTTTGGTTTTTCTAATTGTTGGGCAATCTTTTCTCTGACAGAGTCCATGGTTATAATATATATAAAGGCAAGATAATCTTTATATATATGTTATTCATTGGTCCAACACTTATTAGTGGTATAGGTCAACACACGAATAAATATATGGATCTCTTTCCTGGAAGTATTTATAAATATATACACGATGATATACCAGAATGTGAAAATGGATTTTTATTTGCATTACCTATACAAACATGGTTTGATAAAATACCAGAAATAAAAAGAAAAGTAAAAAATTTAATATGTATGACCGTATGTGAAACGGAAACTGTACACGAAGATTACGGTAAATTGTTTAAACTATTTGATAAAATCGCCGTACCGAGTCATTTTTGTAAAAAAATATTTTCGAACCAGTTTCCTGATACAGAATTCTACGTCATTCACGCCCATATACCTTATAAACGCCCTTACACTTTCTACCATATAGGAAACATAAGCGACCCAAGGAAAAACTTTAATAAAATTCTAGAAACATTTGTTCGATTAAATAAACCAGATGCGCGTCTCGTTATTAAGGCGACGTGTAATAACACTATAAATATACCAATACCAAACGTGGAAGTTATAAATGGTCTAGTAAATGACGAAGAAATGGAAAAAATACACGCACGATGCGATTGTTACGTGAATTTTTCGAGTTCGGAAGGGGTTGGTATGGGTGCAGTAGAAGCAGCACTACGCAACAAACCCGTAATCATTACAGATTATGGTGGTGCACCCGAATATATAAAAACACCATATTTAATAGATTGTGAAAGAGAATATATAAAAAAAGACGATTTTCTATTTAAATCTGGTATGGAATGGGGTAAACCGAACGAAAATCAACTTCGTGAATTTATGGAAGATGCGTATACCAAAAAAATAAGGTATATGGAACATCCAGAAACACACGAATTAACAAAAAAAGAAAACGTTCTAAAAGAATTCAAAAATTTTTAAATTTATACGTATTCATCGCTTATGTAATTTGATAAATAAACTATTAATCCAGTTAAAATTGTTGCATAAACTAAAAACCCTTTTTGTGTAATCATCATGGCAATTGTCTCGTCTATGGGTTTAACATTGGTTGGTTTCTTTAAAACATCAGTGGATATATAAGATATGATTAAATATAAGGCCATAGCAATTATGACCGGCCTGAGTGTACCTTCTTCTAACATATTTATATATACACTATATTATTTTTTACTATGTTTTTTACAATAATTACCACAAACAGCTTTGAATTTACAGTTTGTTTTTGATAATGTTAGTGCTTGACATAAAACATTATTTTCTTTCTTAATTGGTTTTTTGTCTTTAGTAGTATTGTTAAGTTTTAAATAATCAATAACTTCAATTTTCTGATTATTCTTCTTATTCATAAATTTTTGTTTAGATAAATTCATTTTATATAAACTTTGAGCAAATTTTTCATCTTTATTCATCCTCTTCGCAGTTTCCAAACATTCTTCGTAAGTTTTAATTTGTGGTATAATTTTAGTATTGGAATAACATTGTTTTTCTTTGACTTTTTTTATATAAGTATAAAAACATTTATTAGTTGTCGACGTGACCATTTTCTTCGTATCTATTTAAATAAATATTTGAATTAGTAACCACTAAGGTTATAATGGTACCCCAATTTACAAAATTATATAATATATAATAAATTAAATAATCAAATACACCGACACTCGTAGTATAAATAGTCGCAAAAGAAATATAAAAACTATGCGACAAAACAAATATAATTCTATCTTGAGTCATACTTATTATAGACATAGTCGAACTAATTCCATTAAATATAGTCACTGTATTTACTTCATCAATAATATACATAAACGATAAAAACCACATTAAATAATTAAAAAATTCCCAAACAAAATGAAATTTATACCGTGTTTCTAATATAGTACTATAAGAAGAATGTCTTGTTTGTATACCCGAATTACTTTCTAATTGATTTGTATTAACGTTTTCAATGTCAAATGGTTCCGGTCTATTTTCTTCGTGATTTATACCTATAGAAACTGTACCATCTGGTTGAGATATCTGATTATAATACATAAAAGAATAACCCATTTATTTTTTATGTATCTTATGCACAGTGGTTTTTGTTACGAATGCAAAAACCCTTTATACCCTTATATTAAATGTCATAAAAAAGAAGAAAGGGAAATAATAAGAAAATACAAAAAAATTAACCCTATATTTTTGTCAAATAATGATATATTTATAAAATCCTATAATTTAAAAGCAAAACGTGTATGTTATTCTTGTTATCGTAATAGTAATAATAAATGTATTCTTGAATTATTAAGAAAAAGAGAATATGGTATGATTAAAAATATATATCCCTTATCTACATCTCTAACAAGTAATGAAATATTATTATGGTTTTCAAAATTGTTAAAATATACAGAAAAAAATAGCTTAAGTAATATAACAATATAATATAAATATAGTAAAAATTATGTCTGAAAATATACAAAAATTATCACACGTTGAACATATTTTAAAAAGACCAGATTCTTACGTAGGTCCAGTTTCCAAAGTAAAAGAAAAATATTGGATACTCGATGATGAAAACGAAAATATTTTTAAAAAAGAAAACGTATCGTATTCTCCGGCATTATTAAAAATATTTGATGAAATACTCGTAAATGCAATAGACAGGAATTCACTTTATCCAAAAAAAGTCACAACAATAACCGTTAACATAGATATAAATAAGGGTGCAGTAAGTATAGAAAATAATGGTCCTTTGGGTGGTATATGCATAAAAATGCATAAAAAAGAAAATATCTGGAATCCAGAATTAACTTTTGGGCATTTATTAACGAGTACAAATTACGATGATAACCAAAAAAGAGTCGTAGGTGGTAGAAATGGATACGGTGCAAAACTAACAAATATATACTCTTCAAAATTTAAAGTAGAAATAAAGGATCACGAAAATAAATTAAAATACGAACAGTTATGGACAGAAAATATGAAAAATTGTGAAGAACCTAAAATAAAAAAATTTTCGGGTGCATCTTCTAGCGTATGTATATCTTTTATACCCGATTGGAAACAGTTTAGTATGAAAAAAATGGAAAACGATATTTTTAAAATATTTGAAAAACGCGTACACGACGCAAACGCTTGTACAAGCTTAAATTGTAAAGTTAAATTTCAAAACGAATCTCTTCCAAAATGTCCATTCAATAATTATACTAAAATGCATTCAAATACAGATGAAATTGTATATTTCAATTCAGAAAGGTGGTCTGTGTGTGTAACACCTACGGATGATGGTTTCGAACAGGTATCTTATGTAAATGGTATATGTACAAGTAAAGGAGGTACACACGTCGACCACGTAACCAATATAATATCAAATGGTATAATGAATGAATTATCAAAACAAATAAAACTTAGACCTCACCAAATAAAAAATGCATATAACATATTTATAAAATCAACTTTAGAAAATCCGTCTTTTAGTAGTCAAGTTAAATCCGAATGTACCTTAAAACAACAAAATTTTGGAAGTAAATTTGACCCACCTCCATCCTTTATAAAAAATATTTTAAAAACATCCATAAAAAACGATTTACTCGCTCTTTCAAAATTCAAGGATATGAAAGATTTGAAAAAAACAGATGGCGCTAGAAAAAATAAAATAACAGGTATACCAAAATTAGAAGATGCTAATAAGGCAGGAACATCGCAATCTTCTAAATGCACGCTCATAATTACCGAGGGTGATTCAGCAAAAACACTCGCCGTTTCTGGTTTATCTGTAGTAGGTCGAGATCATTATGGTGTATTTCCTCTCAGAGGTAAATGTAAAAATGTGAGAGACGCAAGCGTAAAACAGCTCACGGAAAATAAAGAATTTAGTGACTTGAAAAAAATTTTAGGTCTACAACAAGGAAAAATATACCATTCTCTTTCTGATTTGAGATATGGAAAATTAATGATAATGACAGATGCTGATAACGACGGAAGTCATATAAAAGGTCTCATATTAAACATGATACATTACTTTTGGCCAAGTTTACTCAAATTAAATTTCGTTGTGAGTATGATTACTCCAATAATAAAGGCAACAAAAGGAAATACGATAAAATCATTCTATACAGATTCATCTTATAGAAACTGGTATGGCGAAGGAAAACCTGGTTGGAAAATCAAATATTATAAGGGTTTAGGAACATCGACATCTACAGAAGCAAAAGAATATTTCAGAAAGATATCAGAACTGACAGTTCAATTTAAAACGGATCCACGTATGGACGAATCTATCGAATTAGCGTTCGACAAGAAGAAAACAGATGAAAGAAAAAATTGGTTATTGGAAAATACAGAAAAAAATGCGAACGACCTCGAAATAAAATATGGAAATATAGGAAATTTACATATTTCTGAATTTATTCATAAAGATCTCGTTAATTTTAGTCTATCAGATTTAAAAAGGTCTATAGCACATATATCAGATGGTTTAAAACCGTCACAAAGAAAAGTATTACACGCATGTTTTATAAAAAATTTAACAAACGAAATGAAAGTTGCACAGTTAGCAGCTTACGTATCCGAAAAAACATCTTATCACCACGGTGAAGTATCTTTAGCGGATACAATTGTAAAATTAGCACACGATTTTATAGGTTCAAATAATATAAATTTATTAGAACCATGTGGTCAGTTCGGTACGCGTCTTATGGGGGGAAAAGATGCAAGTCAGACTCGTTATATATTTACAAAATTAACGAAAGATGCTCGTTATTTATTTGATTCTAGAGACGATCCTGTTTTAAATTACTTAAATGACGACGGAAAACAAATAGAACCCGAATTTTTTGTACCTATATTACCAACTATTCTCATAAATGGATCAGAAGGTATTGGTACAGGGTTTAGTTCGTATATACCATCGTTTAATCCACGCGACATAAAAAATAACATAGAAAGAGTACTTTCAGGTCAAAGTATACAAAAAATGAAACCTTGGTTTAGTAAATTTAAGGGTCGTATTTTTGAAGATGAAAACGATTCGTGGATAGCAGAAGGTATATGGACAAAAGTAGGAAACGATATACACATCACGGAATTACCACCAGGTAAATGGACACAAGATTATAAAGAATATTTAGACACACTCATCGAAAAAAAGACCATAAATAATTATACAAATAACAGCACAACAGAAGATGTTAACTTTTTAATATCCGGATACAGCGGAGAAAATTTACTAAAAGATTTTAAACTCCAAAAAACATTTCGAACGAGTAACATGCATTTATTTCACCCAGAAAAGGGTATATTTAAATATACAAACCCAGAACATATATTAGCAGATTTTGTAGAAATACGAATGAAAACGTACAAAAAAAGAAAAATTCACTTATTGGATGTTTTAAAAAACAAATCAATAAGGTTACAAAATATTTGCAAATTTATAAATATGGTTATTAACAACAGACTTGTAGTATTTAAGAGGAAAAAACAAGATCTCGAAAACGAAATTTCTAATTTATTTGATAAAATTGATAATTCGTACGATTATTTATTAAATATCAAAACTTATCAATACACACAGGAATCTGTTTTATCTTTATCACAGGAAAACGAAAAAACAAAACAAGAAATTGAAATTCTTAAAAATACACACCATTTAGACATGTGGAAAAAGGATTTAAAAATATATAAATAATAAGTAGTATGTGTGATACAAAAGGTCCAAATACAGGAGCACTTATTTCACTTAACGCATTAGGTAAACAAGATCATTATTTACTTACAGACGATCCAGAACAATCGCTCTTTAAGTATAAAATAAACAAACACTCAAACTTCTCAAAATACCACAGAAATACCACAGTACATAAACCAGCAGTTACAAATAACACGTCTTGGCCATTCGGTGAGACTATAAAAATAACCATGAATCCTCGAAATATGGGAGATCTATTAAGCAACATGTATATAATGTTAGATCTCCCAGGTGTTTCTTCGGGTGCATACAATTACGCAGATCAAGTTGGTCGACATTTATTTAAATCTGTAACTATGCGCGCAGACGAATTAGTGATAGAAAAATACCACGACGACTGGGGTATAATATACGATAATCTCTACTTAGACGAATCTGAAAAAAGAACAAAAAGGTATACTTTAAACAGGAATTTGGCAGAAAATACGTCTGTACCAGAAATAGGAGGTAACGGAAACAAGGCAATTGCACAATTCAAATCAAAAATATTTGTACCTATACCACTGTTATTTTCTAGAAAATACGAAAGTGATGAATATTACACGAATAAACCAAATAGACCATATTTTCCAACGTGTGCTATGCATAAACAAAAACTAGAATTTGAAATTGAATTTAACCCCCAAACATTCTTTACAGATGATACTAACCCCATATCGATTGATTCTTTTGATATAATAACAGAAGAAATAACAGTAAGTAAAAACGAAAGAATTTATCTAATGAACGAACCACAAGTACTCGTAACAGATATCGTAAAAAAACACCCAACAGAAGATAGCGAAATAGGAAAAGATTTAATGAAAATACAATTAGTACCCGAAATACCAGTAAAAACTATATACTGGTTCTTAAGAGAGAAGAGATACGAAGATAGACAAAATGCAAGAGGTGGTGATGGTGATCCAAATAACAACGACGATAACAGAACGTATCTTTTTCATAACAGATACAATTTTTCGAAAACAAATTTGTGGACCGTTCAAAACGCGTTTTTTAATCCGGTAATGAAAGAAGCTAAATTATATATTAACGGCGAAGATTTACCAAATATACCTACAATTAAACACGAATATTATAAATATGTTGTCCCATTTACGCACAGATTATCTCGTCCGGAAAAAAATATATACAGTTACAGTTTCTCGATGAATCCTATAAACGTGGAGCCATCGGGAAGCCTTGATTTTGGGCAGTTACAATCAAATAAAACATTAATGGAAATAAAATTAATACCTAATCTAACAGACGTTTACGTTTTTAACGCTTATTATGTAGGATATCAAACTTTTAAATTTGAGAATGGATATATATCTCTCGCTTACTAAATAATTGTTTTTTATGTTCTTGTATGTATTTAATTATATTGTTTTTTATACACCATCTGATAAAATTTAACTGTGCAACAGTTGTACTAATTTCATCATTTGTTCCCGGTATATTATATTGTATTTTTGTAGACCTACAAAAAGGATCAAATAATTTTTTACTGTATCCATCTAAACTCGATTTATATGCGCAATGAACACTAAATAATTTACCATCGCTCGTCTCGTAAGATAAATTGTTTTTCTTAGAATAATTTGTTATGAACCATTCTAAATTTCTTAGTGAAATACCACTCGTTTTATTTAATATTTGTATAAGCGTAGTTCTATTCTCTGGTGTATGGTAAAAAGTATCTATGGAATGTAGAAGAATATCTGATTTATTCATTATTACATTAATGTACTTAAATCTCTAAGTTCAGTTTTATCCATTTTTTCACAAGCTGGACACCCTTCTTTAAACATTGGTGGAAATGGATGATTATGTCTCGTTATGCTATTTTTTATAATAATAGGTTCTTGTAATTTAGATTCATTTTTATGCGATAAACAGTATTCAGAACCAGGTGATGCTTTTCTCGTACATAATTCACCACCCTTCTTAATACCTTTACAAAACCCACCGGGATTTGGTAAATCCCTTCTAAGAATTTTTAATGGTATACCATGTATTTTAGATATATCTTCTATGTATTTACACATTCTTTCGTGTATTCCCTTTTCTATTTCCTCCTCGACGAGTTTTACAATATGTTCCGATACTTTAGACTTATTCGTCATTTATATTATCACGTTCTTTATTTTTAAGTTTTGTAACTTTAAATAAATCTGTTATGAGTGTTTGTTTAGTCATGTCTATTTCGTGTTTTGTTTTTCTTTTCGGTTTAACGCGATTTATTAATTCACCGAATATTTCTTCCTTTGGATTATCGAAAAGTGGTTCGATTAAATCACATACAGGGTTTAGGAATTTATTTATAAAATAGTACACGTAATCAACTGGTAAATTGTTTTCTTCGGCGTATTTAGGATCTTCTGCTTTTTCATAAGCCTTCGCCTTTGGATTACCAACATCCAAAAGTATATAAGGAACTCTATCCCCAGACTGAGGTTCAGAACCAGGTTGTCTTCGTCTCATTTTATCACGAACCTGTACGTGGCATAAATTCAGAGATTTATAAACATCACCAAGTTGTTGCGAAAGAATAAGTTTATCGTTAGAAACTTCACCTTCTAAAAGTTCAATCGCTCTTTTTAGTGCTAATGTTTTTGGTGGAACTATATCACTACTCTCCAAAACTACATCGAGTAACTCTTTACACACTTCTCTCATATGCGGCGTATTATCTCTTCTTACAAGTTGTAAACCCTTTACGTCTATATAATCCATATTCATATTACCAGATTTATCTTTTGTCCAGAGCTTTGCTGCGTATCGTTTTTTTGAATAGAGAAAATAGGGACAGTACACTTTTTCAAGTTCAAGATTGTTAGGTGCTTTAAAAAGTTTTGTACATTCATTCGCAGCTCGTTCACCAAGTTCCCAACTATATTCGATCGCTTCTTTACCTTCACGTTTACCAACATCGAATTGAACCATAACAGAATCAGTATCACCATATCTTACCATTGCTCCAGGAAAATTTGATTCTACGTACTCTTTTGTTTCATCTATCATCATTCTACCTTTTCTGGTAACTGTAGACGCTATAGGAACACACGGTAAAATACCTTTTGCTGCACCCGTAAAACCATACACGGAATTCATGGATATTTTATAAGCAAGTTGTTTACCGTTATACATCTGTTTCATGGACCCAGTTGATACAGCCATATCTTTCTTAGCCTGTTTACGAAACTGTTTTAATTCCATTAAAATACTAGGTAATAAACTCGGTACATCTTGTGCAAATTTATAAGAACCAAAAGTTTCGTATGTTATACCAGGTACATTTTCATATTTAGGGTCCATAACCATGGTTGAATAACATAAATTGTGTGCCATCATAATAGATGGATATAGACCCTCGAAATCAAGTGCTGTTATTGGTGTATAATAAGCACCCTTTTGTGCTTCTAAAACAGTAGCACCTTCATAACCCTGTGTCATACCTTGACCCCAGGAAAGAGTAGGTATCAAATATCCCATCTCTCTCGCTTTTTTTGATAACTGACTAAAAACTTTTATTTGTTGCCCTCTCTCTACTAAATAACACAGGGGAACCCATGTCGCTTTAGCCATTTCAAGTAAATTAATCAAAATACACAACTTTTCTAAAAGTTTATGTGGTAAAAGTGTATCTTTTATACAGTATTCGGCAACTTCTCTAAGTTTAACAGGATCACCCTCTGCATATCGTGAAAACATTTCTTTCGGAGGCATATCAATTTTATTATCACCAAGGTACTGTTTAGAAACATTATCGAGTTTATACGAATCAAGTTTATACCCTTTCTTTACCTCGTGAAACAGATCAAATATGAAACGACCAGGCATAGGCAAAAGTTTTAAATCATTTGCACCAAGTGCACTAGAAGATAACTTTTTATACACAAGGTTACAATTATAGTTTTTAAATTTACTCATTTGAAAAAATGTATAATGACATTTATTTATTACCCCTCTCTTAATAATATATTCCAAATCAAACCCAAATATATTCCATCCAGTTATTATATCTATATCATTTTTCATAATATAATTTCTAAAACCCTCAAGCATCTCTTTTTCGGTATCGTAACTAATAATATTACACCCGTGTAAATCAGGGTCTGTTTTTTTAAAACACAGACACGTTTTGTCGTAAGGTTCGTTTGAATTCATTTCCTGTAAAGATATAGCAATTTGAAAACATGCATCACCAGGTACTTCTGCGTCAGGAAATTTACCAGTAGAACTATTACACTCTATATCCACGGATGCAACTATAAAAGGTGCCATATTTCTACTTTCGTATGGTTTGAGTGTTTTCCAATCGTTACAAAAAATATCAATATCTGTATTTGCAATATTTGATTTTACACAGTTATCACCAGAATCTAACCACCCAGTAGATTGAATACCAGTTCTGTGCATTAATCTTAAAACAGGATCTATATTAGATTCGTAAACTTTCAATTTATATAGGTTATCAGGTAAAGCCCTTTTCAATCTATTTGCAACTTGACGTCTTAATACAAGGTTTTTAAAATGTACTTGCATAAAAGCAAATTTTTCGTTATTTTGAAATCCCCAAAC